GTTAAGAAATCCTGTGATGCGTGTGATGTGCCTGTGTCTGTAACATCTATGTTTGGGCTTGCTGCACTTACATTTAAAGCATCAGCCGTCAAAGTACCCGTGATGTCTACGCCTGTGTTGGTGGTGGATAGCTTATTCTGATTGTTAAAGAATAGGTTTACCGCACCACCTGTTTGAGCAGTGATCTTGTTAGCCGTGTTACTGGCACTATTAACTTCAAAGTTATCCGCAGCAACAACAAGATTACCTTGGCCTTGATCACTGATTAAGGATTTAGACCCATCATGGTAAATCTGTAGGTCAGACCCAGCGCCGAAGATGGCTTTGTCGTTGTCGCCGAAGGTTACATCAGCACCAGACAACGCAAGATCACCCGTCATGGTATCGCCAGTAATCCTGACAAAGCCAGTTGCTGTATCTAGGGCATTCTTAAGTTCACTAAAGACTATCTTCTTAGTTTCAGTTGCTGATGTATCTACAATAGCTATAGCATCATCGTCAGCTACGTTAGCCCCAGTAAGGGCTGTTAATTCTGAGATTTTCTGATCCGCCAAGACCTTATCCTTTCCACATATTAGGCCAAGACCGATTACCTTTACTCAGGTTTTGTTCGGCTGGCATTATCCTTTTCCCTTATCTGAGTTCTGCCCAAGATGATATAAAACCACTAGCCAAATTCAACCTGTAATAGATGTTATTTGGAATAATGCCACTGTCTGTAGTAAGACCATTGATGTCTTTTTGTCTTGATATTACTACAGAACTAGACATATCTGAATTTGGAGATACTTCAAAACTTGACGTTTGACTACCCCCCGGTTGTGTAACAACAGAAACTGATATCGGCCTACCTGTGGTGTTTTGATAGGTAGTATTTAATGCCCTGCTACCTGCTAAGCTCTGCCACGTTTGACCGACACCTATAGCGTAGTCACCTACAACCTCAGTTGCTGATGCAGCTACCTTAGCTGGTGATACAAGGCTCTCAGTAGTACCTGTTCCAGTTTCCCATGTGGCTGTAGCTTGATCCCCTAGTAGACCAGTCTGAGTGCCAGAAGTGTTTACTACCTGAGTATCATCTAGGATGCGGAAGTTATCACCTGTCTGATCTAGGTAGGCTACAGAGATCCAAGCATCATTACCTTCAGCCCTAATCTTTAAGATGTTATTACTTGTGTCATACCACCACATATTAGCAAAGGTAGTACTAGGAGCAGATGACCCTGAGTTGTTTGTAGCTATAGCTGATAGGACGTTGTTAATGTCTGTTCTAGCATTAGCTGCTGTTTGGTTAGCTATATTGTAGTCGTGTTGTGCCATATTAGTATTCCACTATCCCTTCCAAGACGCTTACGCTTGGCGATACATTGTTGTTGGTACTGTCGAGTTCAGCTTTGAATTTAAATGCTCTGCCTGTGAGTTCACCAGCAGCTACAACCCAAGATCCCCATGTAGGAGAGCCAGCAGGGTCATCATTAGTTGCAGCTACATAAACAGTTGTACTGAAGTCACCATAGGGTTGATCCTCATCTGACCAATCATCCCAATTATTAGGCCAAGTATCCCAGTTATTAGGTATGTCATCCCAATTTACTAACCCACCAGAAGCATTAGCGTGATGCCTAGTAGATGATAAGTTAGTTGATACCCTTACAGTTCTAGTTGATCCTGTGTCTAAGTACCCTGTGAACTCATATGTACCTGTAGAGGGTGCAGTAGCAAAGCTAGATAATCTTAATTCATCAGGATCTGGGCCTATAGCTACAGCTACGTTAGTCTTACTACCAGCGAAACTTGGGTTCTCAGTATCAGTCTGTGATGTACCTAACTCAGGCAGTTCAGATGGTAGAACAACAACAGAGGCTACAGTCCCTTCGTTACCTGACTTATCATAAGGCTCAATAAAGAATGTTCCTGACAAAGCTGGGTAGGCTACTGATGTCGCTGGTCTAGCTACTTTATTGATTATGACTTGGGCTGAACCATCAGTGAATGTAGCTGTAGTTGAGGAGCTATGCCACAGTTTATAATACGACAGATCAAAATCAGTTGAAGCAGTCCAAGCAAAGAATAGAGTACCACCAGATAATTGCTTTTCAAAGGTAGACGGGGCAGAGGGGCCAGTAGTATCAGCCTCTACAGTCTTCTGTGCGTCTGTGAAATCACCTTTAACACCAAAGGCATTGATAGCTCTAGCTCTGACATCATAGACTATTGTACCTGCTGCACCAGCTAGAGGTGTCTCAATGTCTAAGATCTCAAATCTACCTAAGTCACCTGTGCCTAACACACTGTAAGTTGAGTCTGTAGACTTCTTAAACTCTACCTCAACGTAATCTACACGTTCAAATGCTGTAGCTGATACATTAACTACAAGGACGTTAGTTACATGCTCATTGATAATTCTATATTCTTGAGTAAGAGCTACAGCTACAGGTGGTACATCAAATGGTGATGGTAAGGTTGTATTATCACTCTCGTATACTGCACCATCAGAAACTTCATCAAAGACAGACTCACTGATTTCTCTAAGGGACATATTAACTAGGATGTCATAATCACCTTGTACACCAAAGTCCCAAGAAATAACCTCAAACTCTTTATTATCAAAACCTAATCTGGTATTGGTAAGACGTATAATATCTCCTACTTGAATTTGGAAAGCCTTAAGACCAAAAGTAGCTTGCACACTAAGCTGTTGCCTATTACGTTCTAAAGTTATACGAGACAAACGTCTAGCTTCTGTAGTGTTATCTGTAAAAGGTAACTGTAAGTCAATTACACTTTCCTGCCCACCATCAGCAGCTAATAGTGCATCATAAGTAGCTGAGTTAAGGACTGGCACTTGAGGAAAATCAGACGGTTGATAATCACTCTCTGGCCCCCTGAATGTCCCTTTAACCACATTGAAGTTATCTCTGCGTGAATGCCTAGTATTAACCGATATGCCTGACCTAAGATCATCTTCATTAAGGTCTAGCACTGGACTTGTGTAGTAAGCTGGCTTCATTCTCCACTTACCTTGAGCATACCACAGTAATCCACCCATTGCAGTAGATAAGTTCTGTATAGCATCGTAAGGTGTAGTGTTAGTAGTGAATGCACCATTAAGAGAGAACCTAGTACCACCTGAAAGAACAGGGTAGTTTAGGTGGTCACAGACATTAGCGGCTATGATAACAAGATCATCATCTACACTCTCAATATCTTCACTAATACCATAGTTATAGATAGTTGTATTAGTACCCTCTTTACCTGATGTAAGGTAATCTCTCATACACAAAGCTGGATTATCTGACCAAGCTGTAGTGCTTGTACGGGGGTCATATACCTTCTTACCTTTGACTACAGCGGTAACTTCTGGAACACCATTAGGGAATGCATCTGCATCAAATTCCAACATAACGTAGAGATAGGCTGTAGCTAATAGTTTACAATCTGTAGTCCATTGTGAAGGTGGTGTGACCCCACCCAAATCTGAGGATGTAACTGCAATCTGTGTAGTAGTTCCTAGCTTCTTAACTATCTTAACCTTACCAACATACTTAGCTGGAGCCGTAACGTCATTACCACTCAGAGTAAGAACTTCATCATTAAAATAGATAGTTTCAAACTCTTCTACTTCATGTCCAGCAAAAGCTAATACGCTATGTAAGTATTTATTGTTATCTGTAGTACCTTGGAAGACTACACCGCTGGCTATCCTAGTCTTACCGTAGATAACCTGATGAGGCATAGTTGAGCCTCTTTGAGTTATTAGATAACCTTGGTCACCACCGCTTAATTCTGGTTGTGGCATTAATGCTTTAGTTAATACGGATGTTCCAAGAGAAAAGGCATAAGCTGCACTTGCAGACTGGGTAGCAAATTGTAGTTTTGTTAGGGTAGAACCTGCCGCTGGACCAACATAGTATGCAACAGCAAAAGCAACTGCCGCTGTAATCGCAGCCCCTAGTTGAGAGTCTCTATCTAACAGATCAATGTCTAAACCGAATAAACCCATTAGCTTTCAGAACTCCTACCCCAAGCAAGTTTCTGGTCTTGCATACTAGCTACAAAATCAAATCCTGCATCTGTACTTGCACCAGCTATATCTCTAGACCTTTGATATTCAGCAGTATACCTAGCAACTCTAGCCCTTTCTAAGTCAATTAATTTGTTCTCAACCTTAACTTGAACAGTACCTGTGTCTGCCTCTTCAGCTATATTCATCTGATCCATGTAACCAGTAAATATCTCAGTCAGACCAGTTGATCTATCTTCTAGCTCAATACGTGAGCCATCTTCTAGTAAGATAAAGTTAGCACTTTCTTTCTGTAGACTACCTTTAGCGAACATACCAAAGTATATCTTACAGGTTCTACCTTGATAGGGAGTGCTAAGGGCTAAAGCTAATACCTCAGAGGGTAAGCCTGTAATAGTAATATCTGCACCTCTAGCAGCAGTCTCTGTAGTTTCCTCAATAGCAGAAATTCCTAACAAAGTACCAGAACCTGTCCAAGAAACTCCCTCAAAGGTAAGAGTACCTACACCTGTCCACAGACGCAAGACATCATCACCATCAAAGTTCATCTCTACAGCAAAGAAGGGATAGACTACATTATCATCTAATGCATCAACTATTGTGTCAGGTAGAACTCTCGACATTACTGTAGAGCCTCTATAGCTTCAAAGGATATGCCATAGAAACTAGCATTGTCTATCGACCAAGAAGTAGTACTCTGCCCAAGTCTAAAGACCCCTTTAGGGCTACTATAGATTACAGTTTCGCCTGAGTATGTGCTTCTTAAGTCAGGCCAGATCTCTAAGTTACCACTACCACTTTGGTCTACTAATACTTGGTGTAGTCTAGCAGCAGATCCTGTACCTAACTGAATATAGTCACCAGCTAGTAGAGTGCCTGTCATAGTAACTGATACTGTGCTATCCCCTGCTGTACCTGACAATGTAGGTGTACCACTCACTGTACCTCTAGGTGTAACATAGTCAGGGTCACCCAGTAGAAATGTACCTACAGAACCCTTAAGGGCTACCAGCATAGCTTTCCAGTCAGCAGCTAGATCCCTACGCACTGAAGGAATACTAACTGAGGCGCTCCAGATTTGACCCTGATGGGAAATAACCTGTTGCTTATATGTAAACGGAGACTGAGAGACAGCTACAGCATTTACAGCACGTAGTTCAATACTCTCTATGCCAATAGTTGTAGGTGTATTAAGAGGGTAACTTATAGCCATGATTTATCCAAATGCTGATTTCATTGCACCACCTCTACGTCTTTGGTTCATAACTGCACCTACGGACTGATTGATGATAGCTGGTGAGGCTTGTGCTATTGTCTGAGTAATAAGTCTCTTAGTATCGTCTGAGGTATTGGCTGAGATATTGAATACTTGGTTTACTACTGTACCCCCAGCACCCTGACCTTTAGTGTGGTCTACGACAGTCTCTCTAGGGTGTAGCATAGCCATAAAGCCACCCTTACCATCTAAGCCACCTGATCTTGGACCTGAGCCTGTGTAGCCACCACCATCATAATTACCAAACACCCCTGTCGGTCTTTTAGGTGGAGCTACAGTACCCTTAGTACCAGCAGCAGAGGCAGGAGCAAAGCTACCTGTAATGGCACCAGCTATAGATTGTACTAGCTGTTCAACAACAAGTATTCTGTATAGCTGTTGTATGATGTCAGCAGCCATAGCTCTGAAGGCATCTTTAGCTGATGTAGTTCCATCTACTAGGCCCATAAAGAAATCACCAAAGGCTCCAGAGACACTATCAGCTATAGCCACTTGTTGTTTCTGTGCGTCAGTTAATTCTCTGGTGAGGTCTATAGTTTCTTTTATGCCTTTATTCCTAGCATTATGTTCTGCTATAAGCTCGTCTACAGTCTTATAACCAAACTCTTGTTGATAACGGGTGCCTTGCTGTCTAGGATCACCACCACGACCACTAGCTACACCTATACCTACCATTCTCTGTTGCAGGGTAATAGCATCTAGTCTTTTCTTCTCTTCTTCGTTAATGTCTTTTAAAATCCTTAGCATACTCTGATAAGAATCAAACTGATTCATAATAAGCCTTAGATTATCACCTAAGACACCTTTAGACTTTAGGGTCTGTTCGTAATTATCTCTTTCAATTTGAAGTTTTACTCTTTGATAGGCAGCACTATCTTTATCACTAAGGTATTCTTGATTAACGAGTCTTAGTTTATCACTGATAATATCGTACTCTTTACTAACAGTGTCTAGTATCTTTTGAACAGCTTTTTGTCTGTCCTTCGCCTCTTTACTACGAGTGTCTGCAAGCTTTTCATGTAAGTCTACGCTTCTCTTAGTTGACGCCTCCTCTTGCTCTGCCAATTTTAGACTTACTCTAGCAGCTTGTTCTAGATCCTGTTGCGCTTTTAATAGGTTTATTAACTCGATACGTTGCTGGACACTGAATCCCTTAGTTTTAGCTGAAATATCAAGTGCTATAAGGGCTTGTCTGTTTCTTATATCTTGAACTTTTTTACTGTCTTCACCATACTTATTTATAGCTCGTTGAATTTCATTCTGATCTTCTAAACTGTTTTTCTGGTCTTCAAACTTTACACTTATTCTGCTTAATACACGATCACGTAATTCTTCTAACTTAAGTATTTTTTCTTGATCGGCCTTTATGTCTTCTTGTAAACCACCAGCTTCATAGATAGCACCAAGCTGGGTTTGACCACCTTTTCCAGATTGTAAGTCAGTTATTTTCTGTTTGGTTTTATCAATCTGTTGATCTAAATCTTTTAACTGCTCTACTAAAGTAAATTGACCAACCGTCATACCCGCCCTAAGTGCCTTTTGAGCTAGTTCAAACTTATCTAAACTATCAGCTAAGGAGTCTATCTCATTTTTAGCTTCTTCAGCATCTTTACTTGTGCGAGATAGTGCCGCACCAATCGCCGTTACAAGGGGTATAGCTATACCTAAGCCAGCAGACAATCCAACAGCAGCACTAGCAGTAAGACCCAAAGGGCCAGCTATAAGTGGTAATACACCTACCAACTGAGATGCTTGTTGACCAAAAGCTACAAATGCATTAGTTCCAGACTGTACTTGTACTATAAAGTCACTTACTTGATAGCCAGCCTGTTGAGTTACAACACCCATTCTATTACTGGACTTAGTAGCTGCCATTTGAGCAACGGCTGCACCTTTTGTAGCATTAGCTAAAGACTGTGCGAACTTGGCTTGCTGACGCATCTGATTGCCCAGCTTCATTATTTCAGCCCTAGACATTCTAGAAGACTGGTCTAAGTTCTTTTGAGCAGTAACAAGTTGATTTATGCCACGCATATATTGCTTCTGATCGCCAGTCTTAGCAAAGCTTTTAGCCATGCTACCTAGAGCAGTCTTAGTCTGATTAGTAGTACGAACTAAACCTGTTAATTCTGTGTAGTCAACACCAACTACAAGTTTAATATCATCAGCCATTCATCGTACCCATAAAGATTACATCAACACGTTTTATTGCTTCTATTTCCCAAGAAGACAATGGTGTATCTGTAAGCTCCTTCCATGTTTTTATTTCTTGATAACTTATCGGGTTTGGGCCTGAGAACCCCATCGTTCTACTTGCGTTTAATACAATAAAGGCAGACCAAACATGAGACATAAGCAATGGGAAGTCGGGGCCATCTAATGCTTTTGGTCTGTGTCCAGTCTGCCTTTCTACTTGTTCTAAGTGTTCACGTTCTGATGTGCCTGACTTGTCTGGTCTACTTATAGAGAACTCATGCTCTGCATAGTCAACCAGTTCTTCAATCAGGCCTTCGTAAAATCCAGAGAGTTAGCTACTGCTTCCTCAATCTGATCTCTTATCCAGAATACTTCAGCGTAAATCTCTTTGGCCTTAGCGATAGAGAACTTAGGTTTAGAACCACCATAAGTAATCTTCCAGCCTTTAGTAGTTTTAGCAAGTAAGTCTAAAGTAGCGTCCTCTAGGTCTTCTGCTGTAATCTCTACCTTCTTCTTATTCTGTGCTTGCTTCAGACGTTTGTTGGTTTGCTCATGTACAGCAGCCTTATACTCTTTGGAGTGTGGTGCATATACAGTGATAACCATTGGTGTATCGTCATCATTAGTCAAAACATCAAAGCTAGTAGGATGTACAATAGTGACATCTACAGTGTCGCTAGTCGGGGTTAAATTCTTTAAGTCCATGTCGAGTTTCCTTATTGTCGGGGTGAAAAGTTGTCGGGTTAGTTTGTTAAAAGGGGAAGCATCAGACCCGACACCAATGCCTCCCCACCCTAGCTAGGGAACCTATGCAGAGCGAGTAATAACTAAGTTACTTGCATCTGTAGTGTTATAGAGTGCTACGAATGACATAGAGATAACACGGCTAGTTGGGCCATCTACACCTACGTCTGCACTGTTGATCTTAGCCCGTGGGAATGCGAACTTCATGGTATTGCTACCATCACCCACAGTTACCTCAAGCTCAGTTTCAGTCTCATTCAAGAAGCGATTAATTAAAGCTGCATCCTCAAAGTAAGCTGAGATAGTACCTTCGATTTCTGCACGACCAACTTCCAACTGTGGCGCACTATCACTACCAATTACGAAGGTAGGTGCGAATGAGTTAGTCAGAGTGAAGTCCATACCAGTTACGATAGCTGCTGTAGAGGGTGTACCATTAGTATTACCAATCTCCAGTGTACCTGAGTAGGCATCGAATGGAGCAGCACCTGATGCAGCGTCCTGTGTCTTCTCAGTAGCACTCATGGTCATGTCTTTACCAACCATACCGTAGGTAGCTGTTACCATCTGGTTAGGAGCTAGAGAGATACCCATAGTAGAAACTGTCATACCTGTAAACAAACGAGCTTGGTCGATGTCAGCAGCATAGTCTTCGATAGAGAAGAACTTAGGTGTAGTACCAACCTTAAGGACGTTAGTTGACCAAGTAGACAACATAGCTGATTCTAGGAACGCATCGTAGTCAGCATCACGTAAGTCAGCAACAATATCACCAGCAGCTTGACGGTTACCATGACGGTCAACACGGGGCATACGATCAGCTTGAATATCAGTACCAGCTACACGATCTTTAGTTAAGTTCAAAGAGTGTGTGCTGAAGGGCAAGTTTGTGAAGTTACCAGCAGGAGTCGTGCCAAATGTGCTTTCCACAATGAACGATAGGCTGGAACGAGAACCTTGTGCGAAGGCCATAATGTATTCTCCTAATTATTATAAACGTACCATCCGATATTAATCGGAACGTAGTACCAAGGCGCATCTAAGAAACCTTGCTGTCTCTCAGCGTAGTCAATAGATACAGTTATTGTTTCATCCCCAGAGTAGGAGATTTTAGTAGTTGCTTCAAAAGCCTCTAATATAGTATTAGCTAAGGCATCAGCAGCGGCGGGGCCATTACCTTCTGGGGTGTAGGCAGTTACAACAAACACACCATCGTATCTCTGTTGTGGGTTTAAACCTCTTACAGCGGGTCTGCGGAGTGTCGGGAGGAAATTAGTCTGTAGGTAGCTTGTACCTGTCGTTGGGCTAAATGAAACATTCTCATAAGCTATACCTGTAGGTAAATTAGAGGTGTTAGCTAACTTGTTCTCAAGTGCTGCCCGTATGTCATTATAGATACTAGCCATAAATATTTCTCAGTTTGGTGAAGATAAAATAAGGGGATGTTTTCCAACCTCTGCCCCCGTATTCAACAGCAACAGCATGAGGACTATTATTACGAAGTACTATACTTGTAGTATCTAATAACGAAGGTATTCTTTCCAAGTCTTTGATAAGATTACTTAGACCTTCACTTCTTGCTGCTTGAGGGTTAGCCCTTGGTTTACCTTTAGAACTTTTACCTCTGGGTCTACCAGCACCAGTAGAAAAGGAGAACGATGTTACATATGCACCAGTATCTACGGGGGAGAGATCAACAGCGGTTTGTGCCATATCAACTAGCTTACGCTCTACTTGTTGTTCAGCTAAAGCCTTAAGGCCATCTATCTTCTTCTGTAGAGAAGGCATGACCTTTAACTCAGTTCTCATTACTCTCTCACATCACACAAGAAACAAATCTTGACCCCATTAGAAAATATAGTAACAACAGAAATAACATTAACTGTGTCACCGTTACCAATAATCTGATCTTCGTCATCGGGTTCTACTGCCAATCCTAAAGCTGGGACTACGCATTTACGGGTGCCTCTACGGATCTCATCTACATTAGCTATGATACCTTGATCGTAATTGTAGAAGTAACCCTCAAAGCTGTAGTCAGTTGTAGCTGAACCTGTTACTGATCCAGTAGTAGGATCATAGGTTCCTGCTGTAGTCTTCTTGCGTAGAGTAAGCGGCTCACCAAACTCCTCTACCATCTTGAGTAGGTTATAACCTCTTGAGAATGCCATTACCTACCCCTTAACTATAATCGTAGTCATCACCACTGTAACTTGGTGGGTTCTTGAATCTATCCCTACGGAAGGATGGTGGAACACGATCTGTATTCTGTCTTACATTATCCACAGTAGCAATACTAATACCACCAGCAACTACACCTACACTAGCTCCAGCCTTCTTACCGTTAAGCTCAAGGTCTAAAGCTAGTTGAGTGTACTGATTGGCTAGGTCACTGTAGTTAGCACTCAGAGCGCCTGACAGGTTCTGTGTGACCCTACGAGAGTATTGTGCAGCGATTGTTCTGGCTGTCCAAGCACCAGCTTGATAGATGTTGTCGCTAGTCTGGGATAGAGCAAAAGTAATTTCTTCATTCTGGACTTGTTGGTCGGTGGTGTCAGTGTCTCCTACGAGGAGCCGTACAGAGTTCAAACGCCCAGAGGCTGTACCTGTACCCAAATCAGTTGCATCATACGACCAAGCCATTCTTAAGTCTCCATGTGACCATAATTTCTACGCCAGCTACGAATAAGCCCACGCTGTTTATCAACTATCTTAGACTTCTTACACTTCTTCTTTTGGAACTCAGCTTCAGATTTAGTCTTAGAGTTTACTTTATCGTTGATACTGTCCACAAGACCATGCAAACCAGCTACATCTAGTTGCTCTAGTCCATCACCAACTTTAAGTTCTACTTCAAACTCTGAGTTATGATGAATGAAACCTTGTGTGTATAAGATTAGTGCTTTATCTTCACTTACACCAATCTCTTTCCATTTAAACTCCTCACCCTTCTTTAGCTGTCTACCCCAAGATTGAAATGGGTGCTTAACAAAGACTGGGCGGTCTATTTGAAATGGCATATTCTCTTGTCGGATCATTGTACTACCTTTTGTCGGGGAAGGATGGCAGGGGCCATTACTACAGCCCCCACCAATATAAATCTTAAGCTACAGCAGCAGCGAAGAGGTAACCCAAGTCAGCGCCTACGACTTTCATATCGTAAGACATTTTAACTTGGATCATCTCAGCGATTTGCTGACGCTTCAGAGCATCATCTGAGAATGACTCAACAGTGATACCCAAGTTGTTCACACCTTCTAGGTTATTCCAAGCGAAGGTCAAACCAGCGGCTGGTGACATAAGACCAGCAGTTGATGGTGTGTAGGCCAACAGAGCATTCTTACCACCGATGAACGCATTGCTTTCTGCAACACCTTCTACTGATGAGTTCTTGACAGCTTCCATGACGTAGAAGTTCTCTACCTCAAAGATTTCAGCCAACTTAGCATCTGTGATCAACGCAGTGTTAGTTACAGTTGCGCCACCGTTCAAACGTGCCAGAATGTCTGGGTGATTGATCAGCTTGTCACGTACTTCTTTACCAACAACCATTGTGTTTGGCTTGAAGCCACCAGAAGCCAACTGTACTGCACGACGAGCAGCAGTTACATCTTGGATTGGTGTTGAGTTGGTGTAGTCTGACCACTGGTCAGTTCCTGACAATGTGTTGTCTGTTCCCCAAACTCCTGTTGAGAAGAAGTTGGTTGCAAACTGCTCTTCACGATGGATCATCAGACGCATCGCCAAGGTTTCAGCACCAGCAGAACGGATGTCCAACATAGCATCTTCGTTAGCCAAAGTTTGCTCATCGAAGTCCATACCTAGACCGTATACGTCAGCAAAGTAGCTGCTGGTCGATAAAGTCATACCGATACGGTTTACTTCTGTGCGTGGAGCCAGTTTCTCTACGTCACCAGTACGGTTCATGTTCGCACGGTCGTAGATGTAGTATTTGTCAGATTGTTTTGAAACACCGACAGTTGGGAAAACCTTATCAGCGATAAAGTTCTCTTGTGATTGTGCATAAGCCAGCGTGAGGTTAGTCAGCGGCTGATCTACATGCACTG